CCCAGGGCGATATCGCCGGGGCCTTAGCCGCGGCAAAGGCAGAGATCTCAACCTGGGCCGAGAAGTTCAGCCTTGCAGAACGGAGGCACCAGGACTCCCTCAGCGCATTGAACAATGCCTGGCAGGTGAAGTTCGACGCCCAGGTAGTTATATCCGATGCCGGCTGGGCCGCCTACGACCGGGAACACGCCCTGCGCCTCACGTCGGACGCGCTCCGCATCAGCCTCGAAAAGAAACTGTACGGCGGAAAGTTCTGGAAGACCGTCGCCATCATTGAGCCCCTCGTCTTTGGGGCCATCACCATCTTCGGCAAATAGGAGTCATCATGAAAAAGCACAGCCTCTACCTTCTCGTCGGCTACCCCCTGGCCCTCATCCTGGGATTCGTCGGCGCCCCCAAGCAGAAGTTCCTGACTTATGTCATCGCGTGGGCCATCTTCACGGCGGTCTACGCCGTCATCGCCCTCATCGTCAACGGCATCTACGAAGGCTCCAAGCCCAAGCCCTGACGAGTCCCCGATGCTCGAACAAGCGATCCAAGAAGTGGCTAAGAACGGCGGCATCACGGTTGCCATCCCGACCGGCGTGATATCGAGCATTGTCACCGTGGCCATCATCAAGGGGTCGGACCTCATCCTGGGCCGAATGCGGGGGAAGGCACGCAGCGGAAACGGGGGGCCGAAGCCCGGCACCGGAGATGAGTGTCTTAAACATCGGGACAAACTCACCGAGCATGAAACGAAGTTTGACGCCCTCGACACAACGCTCACCCGATACGAGGGCTATTTCCAGAACATCCTCGAGCGGTTGCCGAAGTGAAAAAGCTCAGCCCGAAGCAGCGCCTGTTCGTTCAGAAACAGCGCCTATTTGTCCATGAATATCTCATCGATCTGAACGGGACGAAGGCTGCCATCCGAGCGGGATACAGCGCCAAGGCCGCCAAAGTCACGGCCTGTAAATTGATGAAGCTCCCGGCGGTCAAAAGGTCCATCGGGACGGCCATGAAGAAGCGCGAGGATCGCCTTGAGATCACGGCCGACAAATGGTTGCGCGAATTGGCGCTCATCAAATTCTCCGACGTCACAGATTATCTGGAAAGGGACCCGAAGACGGGGGCAACCCGGGCCAAACGTTTTGAGGACTTCCCCCCCGGGTCGAGCCGGGCCCTCGAATCACTCGAAGAGATCACCACCGTTGAAGGCCGGCGCTTCAAGGTAAAACTGCATTCGAAGCTTGAGGCCAGCAAGCTCATCGGCCAACACCTCGGATTCCTCAAGGATCCAAAGATCGAGATCCCCGGCTTGGAACGGGCGATCTACGAACTCTCCGACAAGTTCCTCCCGATCGTGAAGGAACGAGAAAAGACGCGGAGCGATGAACCGAAATGAGAAAGGCTCTACTCGCCGTCGTCCTCATCGCGGGTTTCGCCGTGGGTAGCGCTGCCGCGGCTCCCGCCGGCGATCGCTGTAACCTTAACCAGGTCCTGAACCTCAAGCATAACGAATTCTTCCAGTCAACCGACCGGGACCTTCTCGTCTACGGCGGCGCCGGGGCGGGGAAGTCCTACTCGATCGCCGACAAGCTCTTCCTCCAAGGCATCATCAATCCCCAGGAACGGCAGAAAATAGTTGTCGTCAGAAAGACCCTCGCATCGCTTCGGAAGACGACGCTCGACATCATCGAGCGCAGGGCCGAAGTCCTCAAGCGGCCATTCCACGTCGACCGTAGCGCCTGGACGGGCCGCTGCGGTAATCAGACCTGGATCTTCACGGGTATCAACAACAAAGAGGACTACCAGAAGATCAAGTCACTGACCGACGTTAACTTCATCTGGGCGAACGAACTCACGGAACTCCGCGAGGACGACTACCGGGAACTCTCCCTGCGGCTGCGCGGCGAGCGGTCGACCGGCAAATACGGCTACCGCCAGCTCATCTCGGACTTCAACCCGATCGGCAAGACCTCCTGGATCTACGAGCGGTTCTGGCAGCGGCTCCAGGACTCGGCCCGCAAGATCCGCTACACGGTGCTCGATAATCCCTGGGCGGATCCGGAATACGTCGAGCAGCTGCGTAAATCAGCCGCGGACGATCTGAACTTCTACAAGATCTACTTCCTCGGCGAGTGGGGCGAACTTCAGGGCGTCATCTTCAACTGGGACGTGGTGCCGCTTCCCGCCATCAACTTCGACGAGACCTTTTGGGGCGGGGACTTCGGCTACTCGATCGACCCTGCCGCCCTGGTCAAGATCTATCGCAAGGCCGACGAATACTGGCTCGAGGAGAAAGTCTACGAGACGGGGCTCACGAACCCGGCCCTGGCCAAGCGGAGCAAGGAAGAGGGCGTCGGGCCTTATGATGATACCTACTGGGACTCGGCCGAGCCGAAGTCGATCCAGGAGCTTTGCGACAACGGGCTCAACGCAAAGCCGTCTCTCAAGGGCCCGGACAGCGTCCGTTCAGGCATCGACTTCCTGAAATCGAAAAAGATCCACATCGTTGAGGGCTCTCCGAACTTGGCTAAGGAGCAGAAGTCTTTCATCTGGAAGAAGGACAAGGACGGCCACTCTTTGCCGGTTCCAAGCTCGACCTCGCCCGATCATGCAATCTCGGCCGCACGCTATGGGATCGTGACCCATGCCCACGCGGGCGGCGTCTTTATCAGCCAGTCGAAGGAGGATGTCTACTGATGGGCGCTCTCAAGGAATGGATGATTTTGCCTTCGAAGCTCCGGGCCGCACGGCTCGAGAATGAAAACCTGAGCCTCAAGTGCCAACTGCAGGCCCTGGTCATCGAGGACGTAACGAGCGTCACGAACCGGGATAAGAAATACAAGGGCAACGCCTATCAGACCTATTCAGAGGCGGTCAAGGAACTCGCGGATAAATACGAGGGTAAGGCCGACTGGGGCGTTGTTCAGACCGGGAACATCATCGACGTCCGTGCGTCCTTCATCTCGGCCGGCGGACTCAAGGTCTACCCGAACAAGGCCGCGGCGATGAAGCAGGGGGGGGACGAGAAGAACATCGCTGATGGCAAGAAGAAGCCGGACCTCAAAACGTTCGCCGCCAACGAGATGGAGTTCGTTCAGCGCTTCCTCGAGGCGAATAGCCTCGACCACGAGATGGTTCAGCAATTTGCCAAGGAAGGCGAGCTCGAGGGCCGGTTCCTCGGCGAGGTCTTCTGGGACAAAGAGGCGGCGATGGTCATGCTGCGCTTCAAGTCTTGGGCCGATACGCAGTACAAGGTCAAGCCGGACGCGAAGGACTATTCAAAATTCCTGGAGGCGACCTGGAAAGACGCCGCCGACAAGCCGGTGACCCTCAAGGAAGATAGCTTCGTCTATGCCAAGTTCGCAGGTCGGGTACACAAGGCGGACGACCCTTATCCGAAAGTCGCGAAGTGCCTGACGCAGATCGAATATCTCGACAAGGCGATCCGCGACTGGAGAGAGATCAATAGGCTCTTCGCCTCGCCGGTTCCGGATCTGGAGTTCCCGGACGCGGCGGATGCAAAAAAGGCCGCCGACGCTTCGAAGGATATCAACTGGAAGACCAAGAAGCTGATCTCCCATACCGGGAAATTCAGCTTCAAAGCGCCAGAAATGACCGGGACTGATTCCCTCGACCGCGAGATCACGATGCTGGCCAAGATGATCAGCGGCACGACCGGCGTGCCCGTCCATTTCATGGGCCTTCCGGACCTGATGTCGAACAGGGCCACGGCCGAGAACCTGATGGAGCTCGTCTCGGCGGCGACCTCGAAAGAACGGGCGATCTGGAAGGGACTTTATCAGAGCGTCATCAAGAAGGCGATCGCCATGTGGAACGCTCAGAGCGGGAAGACGCAACTCGACGCCTCGAAGCTTACGGTGGACATTCCCTACATCACGCAGGAGACCTGGGCCAAGATCCGGGACGTCTATCTGCCGCTCTACAACGCCAGGGCGATCAGCCTTGAGACGCTCCTCGCGCAGCTCCCCGATATCGACATCGACGAGGAGCTGGCACGCAAGGAGAAGCGCGACGCCGAGGCGATGGAGCGTTTCGCGTCCACCGAGGACGAGGACGGAAACAAAGAAGACGACAAGGAAGAGGAATGACATGAACGAACGCATCACGACAAGCCAGTTTCCGCCGATCCCCGAGCACCAGGCCCAGCCTCGCGGAGAGGCTTTGATCACAAGCCATCCGCATAATGACCAGGAAAACGTCCGGGAGGTCCAGCCGAATCGGCCTCGGGACATGGGCGCGGAGCGGAAGCGGTTCGATGGCGCGGTCATCACGACCCACAACATCGAACAGATCCAGGAAGAGAACCGCAAGGCCGAGAAGAAGGTTTCCGGGAAGAAGGAAGGGAAATAATATGCCGAATCCCAAACACCTCGACATAGTCATTAAGCAGTGTGTCGCATGTCCATTCGCCACATTCTGGGCCCCGGGAGCATTTGAAGAAGGGAATACCCTAAATGGTCGGCGTATCTACGTCGGTTGTTCCAAGATGCGCCGATCTTTTGATTATGGGACCAATCCCTACCAGCCTGGCGACATCCCGGAATGGTGCCCACTTCCGACCCCGGAATTGCCTAAGAAATCCGGAGACTAGAAGAAGTAAGCCATGAAGCAGACCGTCCAGGCCCGGCTCCTCGGCATGGCCGAGTCGGAAATCCTCGACTACGTGCCGACGGGGACCTATCTCGAGATCAAGAAGAAGGACCCGGCCCCGACCTTCAAGGCCTTTGTCGTAGGCGGGGAGGGGACCTGGAGCCCGACCCTCGTCGGGATCGGCGCCGTCGTCCAGCGTTGGTTCAAGTCGGCCGTCACGAAGATCGTCAGTCTGCTCGAACGGTGGACGCCGGTCTATCATCTCCATTCGACCAGGACCGAGCAGGACGGCCGGCCGGTCATCGGCCGCGTCGTGGGCAAGGCGGAGAAAGAGATCGACGGGGCTTCCTCGGCGCTTGCCATCATCTACATCCTGCCCGAGTACCAGGGCCTGGATCTCGACATCGCTTCGATCGAGGCCGACGTCAACGTCATGGCCGGCGAAAAGACGAGCGATATCCAGGACGTCAACGTGCTGGGGATCACCGGAATTGCCCTGGGCAATTCCTCGGTCAATAAGCCCGCGTTCCCCGGGGCGACGCTCCTCGCGTCACTCCAGGCGTTCGCCGGACAACATCAGCCCATACCATCAGGAGGTACTGGAAAAATGAAC